TCCCATTAAACATCCGTTCTAGTAGATCTTCTAAGATTAATAAATCTATTAGTATCTAAAACCTTTGTAGTAGTTTCTTGTGCATCAATATTTTTAGCAATTAAAAATTGTCTTTCTGCTAGTTCTTTAAACTGTCTAATCATTGCAGAATCTCTAGCAACAGAACCTGCAAATATAGACGCTAATTCATATTCTAAAGCAAGAACAAAATGAGGTGGAAAGTATGCTTCATCTACTCTATAAATGTAATCCATAATTAATGTACTATTAGAACCATATCCATTAACATAAATATAGTCTTTGTATCTTGAATAAGGAATTACAATATCATTAACTGTTATTGTATTTATTTGTAAAACTTCTGGATCACTTGGTATTTGATAACCATAATCATATCTTCCAGTAGGAGCTGCTGCTAATAATGATAATGCTTTTTGAGTTGTAGAAAATCTCCATCTACATCTAGTAAGAGCAGCTTTTGTAATATCTTCGTAAATGTTACTGGCAACTAATGCTTCTGTGCTTCCATCAGAAAAAGATGTAATAGGTTGTGCACCTATCATTACTAAAGCTCTTGCACATATATCAATATTTGTTGTTGCCATAATTTATAAAAAAAAAGATCTAGGGGGATTTCTCCCCCTAAATCGAATTAGCTTTATGCTAATTTTGCAGTTGTTACAGTAGTCGCACCACTTGCTGATGTAACAGTAAGTAGATCTGCTTCTGGAGTTCCACCGATTCCGATAGAACAAAGAATTAAATCACCTTGTTTCAATTCAGCATATGCGCTGTTAAAGTAACCACTTGCAGTTACAGTTGCGATAGCATCTCCGTCAGTGTAAAACCAAAGAGAGTTGCCACCCATCTGTGCTACCTTTTTAATAGGATTGTCAGTTGCGTAAGCCATATTATTATATCTCCTTAATTATTACTCTGCACACTTCTGTATTCTAATACCATCAGAATCAATTAATACACCACCTATAGAAAGCATAGATGTAATTAAGTGAGAAACTTTTTCTGGTATATAGTTTACTTCAGTTTTAACGTCAGAACCAATTCCCATACCAATTGATGATTTATGGAAAGCTACAGTATGTCTATCAGTTGAACCAGAAGTTTCTAGTCCACTGTGTACAAACCATAAGAATCCTAACCATCTCTTAGCAGTCATACCACCAGCATAAGGAAGTTCACTTTCTCCCACATACTCGACTCTTGAGAATTGATCTAGGTTGATTAGGTCAGACCATTGTTTAGGCCCAACTACCCAGTATCTTTGTTGATCATCTGGTACGTCATTAGTATTGAAAAGTTCCATCATAGCTTGAGCTTTTCCTAGGTTCATTCCAGTACCTGTACCTGATGAGTTATTAGCAAGTTGAGTTGCGTTTTCCATTACAGAAGTAATTACGCTATCAGTTTTTCTACCTAATGCGTAAGCTGCTGAATTTGCAACTACTTGTCTTTCGTCAATGTTTACCTTTAACTCGTCTAACTTGTCAACGTAATCTGCTGCATAGTAATCAGTTAAAGTTGCGCTTACATTGCTGTGAGCTAGATCCATTGCAACTACTTCAGCATGTCTTGCTTTAGTGTTTGCAGAACCTTTTGCAACTTTCTGAAACTTAACAGTATTACCATTAACACCGTTCACAGTTCTTGTTAGGTTCTTTAATTTAGAACCCATTCTTTGATAAGCCATGTGAACTTCAGCTTCGAATTGAGTTATAAAGGCATTTGTTATTGATGTTGCCATTTATTTTCCTCGTTGTTAAGTTATTGTTAAATTACCGATTATCTTTCTAATGCAGAGGATTGTTATCCAAGAAGGGCAATCATTGTACATTCTAAAGGTCTTAATAGAGAGATATTGTATAAAGGTTATTGTTGACAACGCACAATTATATCCATTTTTTAGGAATAGTAATTACTTCACCAAATTCAATTGAACCATCTTTGTCTTGAGAATATGTACCAAATAAAGTTATAAAATCTTTAGTGTCTTTGTATATCCAAAATTCACCAGTTTTACAAACTGCTGGTTCTGCAGCTTCCATTTGTGCTGCAGATAACCAACCAGTTTGAGAAACACAGTCAAGCCATTTTATTGGCTTTTTAAGTTTTTTAAAATTAAACTTATGCTGGTTTTTGCCCTTTGTAAGCCTTCTCATATAACTCCGTTACTCGTTTTACATAAGCAGGATCACGTCTGCTTGAATCCCAATATCTAGGATCTTTTAACATAGATTTAAGATCATCATAATCAGCAGTTACATCAACTTGTGTTTGGCTTGTAGGCATACTGCTATCTTTAGTTAATTTCATAACTTCTTCTAAAGCTTTAACACCTTCTGCAGTTGAAGAAAAACTAGATATAGCTTGATAAGAATCTGGACTTAAATGTTTTTTAGACCAAAGTTCTGCAGCTTCAATTCTTTCTCTGCCTGAATCTCCAAGTTTTTGAATTTCAAGATCAACATTAGGAAGATTTGAAATAGCATTTTCAACAAATACTTTTACACCTTCATCATATTGTTCTTGAGATAACCCTGCACTTTTAGCTGTATTACTCCACCATTGTACAATAGGCATATCTTGACTTATATCTAAACTAATATTCTCATTTAATTCTGGAACATTTAATTGATATTGTTCAGGAACATTTTTTAATTTTTCATTTTCAATATCTGTTCTTATTTGTTTAGTTAGATCTTCTGTTCTAGAACCTAATTTAGATTCTAGTGAATTGTAAGATGAAGCTAAGTTTTCAATATTAACTTCATTTCTTTCAGCATTCCAAAATTTATCTTGAATAAAATCTGGTTTAGTTACCTCTGAAGTTTGTTCAGTGGCGACTGGTGCTGTATTAGCATTATCATCTGCCATCTTGTTCTCCTTTTGTTATACGTGTTTTAATTATTCCCACAAGGAATCGCATACCTTCCAAATGGAACAATCTGTTGCTATCTATATTTGGCCCAGCAACAGCTTCTATTGTTATTGATTGCAAATAGTTTAGAACTTTTTTACCTTCATCTCCTTTAAAGACATTGGCAAAATGTTTATTTAAAATCTGCTCATCTTCTGCAGATCTTATATAACCATCAATACTATTTGTTATTTTGGGCTTCTCTTTCTCTAGATCTTTCCAAGACATATTATGCTCCTGGTGGAGCTTCACCTCCTTCAGGTGTTGTTTGCATTTGTTGTAAACGTCTAACTAGCTCTTGTTGTTCTTCTTCATTTCTAATTAGTTTTTCTGGTAAGTTCATTTTTTCAGCTAGATATTTTGCAGTTTCATTTTGATCAACAATTAAATTAATCATTTGTGGGCCAAAGTTAGCTGCAATAATTTCATTAAATCTAGTTACATCAGAAACATCTTGCATATGTTGTGCTTGAGCTAATGGTGAACGTGGAGCTATTTTAACTTCCCTACCGTTTACTTTAGGGATGTCTATTCTACCTTGTTTAGATAAAATTCTAATTATTCTTTTTAACAATGGAGTTATTAATTCAGATTGTAGTCTACCAAATGAAGAACCAATCTGTCTTGATAAATCTGCCATTCTTTCAGAAACTTCTGTTGCTGTCATTGGTGTACCTTCTGGTCTACCAAGAGCTTCCATGTATAAAGCTTTTTTAATATTAGTTCTCATATCATTTAAAACTAATTGTGCTACATCAAAATTAGATGCAGATTGTATAGGTAATAAACCTCTACTTCCTGGAGCTACAGGTATTAAAGATCCAGGTACTAATGAAATATTATCTGGATTAATTACACCATCATCTTCATAAGTATATACACCACTTACTGACATTTGTGCATTTTGTAAAATTAATTCTATTGTAAGATTGCAAGTTTTGATTGCTGACATAGCATTAAATACTGGCCCTCTACCATAAACTTCACCTGATGCTTTATTCCATCTAAATACTAAATATGGATTTGATCCTTCTCCTTCAAACATTTCTTCAAAAAGAATATGTTTAGGATTTTCCATAACAATACACATTTTATATTTTTCAACATTTTCTTCGTGTATTTTGTAAACAGCTTCAATTATTTTAACTTTCTTTTTATTTTGTAAAGGATCAAAATTTTCTGGTAATTTAGCTTTAGGATATAAAATTTTAATTTCATGTGGTTTACAATATCTGGTTCTATAAACAGAATCTATCATTCCATCTGGGCCAGTATTTAAACAAACTCTAGTTAATGGTACTGCTGTAAATTTAATTGGATTAATTGCATCACCTTCTTCAACAAGCATAACTCCAGTACCAATTGCAAGATCCATAAATGATTCATGTATTTCTTGATTAAAATTTGATTGTTGTAATAATTGAAAAACATAATCTGTAATTTTATCTAATTGTAAATTAATACCTGCTTTTTGTCCTTGTGGTATTTCTGATCCAGCTTGGAAGTCTGCCCATCTAGCAAATGTAGGAGTTATACCTGCTTGTAATCTTGATGCAAATTCTTGTACACCAACTACTGCAGTTTCATCAAAAATTTTATCTGTTCTTTTTTGTCCAGGAGCTTCTTCATAAAATGATTCTCTATTTGGAAGACAATATTCATATGCTTCTTCAAATTTATCTTTCCAATAATCTTTTATATTTTGAGCTTCTTTGTATTTTTTTAAAATTTCAGATGCTCTATCTTCTTTACCGTAATTTATTTCTGAATTATCTAAATAGTCCATTAATAGAAAAATCCTCTACCTCCAGGTTTAGCAAATAAAGACCTAGATGATGTTATTGATAATCTTTTTTTTTTATAAGCATCAGCTTGTTCTGCTGCAGCTTGATCTGCTTCTGCTTGTGCAGCTTTTTGTGCTGCAACATTTTCACTTTCTATTTGAGCTTCAGTTTTAGTTTGCCCACCCCCATCACCACGTGCAACCACGTTACCATATGCATCAGTTTCACCTGACATTCTTTTTGACATATATCCAGAATAAACTTCATTTTGTTTTTCTACAGATAGTTTGTCAAATTCTTGTTTAGTATAACCAATATTTTTTTTAGCATATTTAGATGCTAAAACTTTTTCAGTAAAAAATTTACCAGTATAAACAGCACCTTTTTGTAAAGGTTTATTTAAAATATTAGTTGCTATTCGCACAGAAGGTGGCCCTTTACCAGTAGCACGTCTTACATTGTAAGCACGTTGATCACTAAAAGCTTGTTCTTTAGCTTCTTGTATAGCTTTATCTCTAGCTTTTTGATCTTTAATATTTTGGGTAGTTAAACCAATTTCTCTACTTGTTTGGTAAGTATTATTGTTACTACCTTTATTGCCACCATCACCACTCATAGAAATTCCTTTTTATCAGATTTATTCCAAAATGGCTTATATCCAGCTTTACGCAACGCACAATATAATTGCCAAGGAGTTATAATATACCATCTATAAAATCCTATTAATCTCATAACAAATGAAACACAGCTTAATTCTTTAATTCTAAACAAATGCCAATCATTTTTAACTGGGCATATAAGTATTTCATATTGGTATAAATAACTAAAAAAGTTTTTAGATTGTTCTTTGTCTAAAAAAGAAGTTCTAATTCCAGCATGTGTAAATTCTAAATGTT